ATGCAGAAAACATCTCAAAAGGTAAGATGTCAGCGGCTTACTGGGCCAATAAGGTGAAATGGTAATGGCTACCTTTCTTGATTGTGTTAATGGCGTTCTTAGGCGCATTAGAGAAGACCAAGTTACTTCAATCACAGATAGTGACTATGCTGTGTTGATTGGTGATATGGTCAATGAAGCTAAGAAAGAAGTTGAAGATGCTTGGAACTGGTCTGTGCTTCGTCAAACGATCACAGTCACTACAGCAGCATCAACTTCTAATTATACTTTGTCTGGCTCTAATATGAGAACTAAGATTGAAGATGCTTTTATACCCGCTGCACACTGGTATCTACGTCAGCTATCAGCAGCAGAAATGAACATGTACTTAAATGTTCTCAGTGCTCCTACTGGTCGTCCTAGCAGCTATGCTATGGCTACGACAAGCTCTGCTGGTGTATTGTCCGTTGATGTATACCCTGTTCCAGATGCAGTTTACACACTGAAGTTTGATTGCATTGTACCTCAAGCAGATCTTGTTAATGATACTGATGTTATCTATGTACCATCAGATGTTGTTATCCAAGGTGCTTACCTACGTGCTATCAATGAACGTGGAGAGGATGGTGGTCGTCTATCTGATCAGCAAGCAGATCTTTATCGTAAGGCACTTGCTAACTATATCTCTATTGAAGCTGGTAGAGAGAGTGACTTAGTTCTCTGGGAAGCAGTATAATGGCTGATCAGTTAAAACCAGTCACTATTGTTGCTCCAGGCTTCTTTGGGTTAAATACACAAGATTCTTCTGTAACTTTACCTAAGGAATTTGCTTTAAGAGCTGACAATGCAGTTATTGATCAATATGGTCGTATTGCTGCTAGGCGTGGATGGGATAATGTCAATACATCCTCTGGTTTTAATAGCACAGAACCTACAGTTATTCACCAAGTCATAAAAGAAAATGGTTCTACAGAGATCCTAACCATTGGTGACAATAAGATATATTCAGGTACTACTTCATTAACACTGAAGTACACTGGTACTACATGGACAGCACAGAACTGGAAAGTAGTAACCTTCAATGGCTTTACTTACTTCTTTCAACGTGCTCACGCACCAATCATATACGATCATACCACAGGTAATTATTCTCTTGTGTCCGCTTATTCAGGTTACACAGGAACAGTACCACAAGGTAATGAAGTCTTAGCTGCTTACGGTCGTCTATGGGTTGCTGATACAACATCTAACAAAACATTGGTTACTTGGTCCGATACCTTAATTGGTTATGCTTGGACAGGAGGCTCTTCAGGGTCTGTTGATATTGAGGCTGTGTTTACTAACGGAACAGATAGTATCGTAGCTCTAGCAGCCTTTAACGGTCGCTTAATTGTATTCTGTAAGAAGTCTATAGTTATCTACAGCGGTGCTGCTAGTAATCCCACAAGCAATTTAGTTTTAGAAGAGGTTATTGATGGAGTTGGGTGTATTAGCCGTGATTCTATCCAGGATGTCGGTACAGATATTTTCTTCTTATCCGAGACAGGTGTTAGAAGTCTTGGACGAGTCATACAAGAAAAATCAGCACCTATATTCGATGTGTCTAAAAATGTCAGAGATGATCTTATCTCAGATGTTATCGCTAACAACGACAACGAAAACATCAGATCAGTCTTCTACGAGAAAGATGGGTTCTATCTCTTAAGTTTACCTACAAGAGGTGTATCCTACTGTTTTGACACAAAGCAAAGGCTACAAGATACTTCATGTAAAACTACAGTGTGGACACTAGCACCTAAAGCCCTATGCAGCACGAATGATCGTAAACTGTACATAAGTAGATCTGGTTACTTAGCTGAGTACACAGGCACAAGCGATAACGGAGAAACATTTAGGTTTGCTTACTACACAGCACACATTGATGCTGGTGCTGCTTCAATCTTTAAGATACTTAAGAAGTTAGTTCTGTTAGTTATCGGTGGACAGTCTACTAGAGTTACCTTCAGATGGGGTACTGATTATGGTACTGCTTATCGAACAACACAGACAACATTAGATAGTTTTACTCGGTCAGAGTACAACATTGCTCAATACAACATTAACGAATACAACGCTGGTTTACTTATCAATAGTATTCGTAAACCTATTAGCGGCTCAGGAAGAGTGTTTCAGGTCGGTATTGAAGCTGACATAGGATCTGACATCTTTTCTATTCAACAATTGGACGTATTTGTAAAAACAGGTAGGGTCATATAATGGCTATTCAGCAAATGACTGGGTATAGAATGATGGATGGTGGTATGTCAGAGGATATTCCTGCTGCCACTGTTGATGCAGATAGAAACGCTTTTGATCAAGCTACTACATCCATTAGTGGTTTGTATCAGACATTACTGCAAAGATCTCCTGATGCAGGTGGTTTACAATATTGGGTGGATGCTGTTAAAAACGGCACAGCATCATTAAACGATGTTGCTAATGCTTTTAAAGGATCTAATGAGTTTCTTGGAGCACAGCTTAAGTCTTTAAACTCTCAGTGGGATGCTGAAGTAGCTAACCAAGAACAACCAGGGATACAATCAGACATTAAAACAGGTTCGGTTGAGTTCGGTGGTCGTAACTGGACTGCTTTTAGAGCACCTGATGGTGGTGTTCAAGTATCAACATTAAACCCAGATCAAAGTGGTATTGGAGAAGGTCAGTATAGAGCAGACTTTTTAGACCCTACTACAGGCGAAGTAAGCACAAGAGTTCTTGATCGTAATAAAACAACCGAAAGACTCGGTAAAGTTTTGTTAGGTACTATGGCAGCTTTAGTGGCTGCTCCTGGACTAGCTGAAAGCTTGTTTGGTGCGGAAGCTGCTGCTGGTTTAGGTGCTGATATCGCTGCTGGTGGTTTATCAGCAGAATCGTTAGCAACACTTAATGCTATTGGACCTGCTGCGACAAGTGAAATTATTGCAACAACTGGTGGTTTACTAGATGCTGGGTTAGCTGCTGGAGCTGCTGCAGGAGGTGGTTTGTTAACACCTACAACAACAACTCCATCATTAACAGTAACAAGTACTCCTTTACCTGCTGCTACAATACCTGCTGAAGTTATTGCTGGTGGTCTAGGTGCTGGTACGTTAGCAACTTTAGATACTGTAGGTACACAAGCTACTCAAGATTTAGTTAATCAAGCAGCTAATCAAAACATTAACGTAGCTCCTACAACACCTGTAGTACCTCCTGTAGTTCCTGGTACACCAGCAACGTCTACAATCCCCAGTACTGTTACTAATGCTTTAGGGGCAGCAGCTAGTGGGTTATTGTCAGGGGTAACACCCAATGCTATTGGTAACCTAATCAATGCTGGTGTAAACTATCAACAAGCTAAACAAGCTGCTGATGATTTGTTAGCTTCTGGTAAAATCAGTCAACAAGAGTACAACAACTTAGCTTCGAACATCCAGGGGCAGTATAACCAGTTAGGTAATCAGTTTAGTGGTATGGGTAGTGATATCAGATCTACTTATAACCTACTATCACAGGAAGCAGGGAAGAATGTTGGTCAGTTTACTCCCTATGGTGTTACTAGTAACCTGTTCGAAAAAAGTGGACAAGATATCCAGACTGCTGCAATGAAAGCAGCACAACAATCTTTTAATCAAGCTGGTTTAACTGATGTTGATCAACTATCCCAAGATTATTACAATAAGCTATCTGCTTTGTCTGCTCCTGATATTGCTCGTCAGCGACTAGCAACAGAGGAACGCTTACGTGCTCAAGGTAGATTGGGTGTAAGTGGGTCTGCTTATGGTGGTTCTTCTCCTGAACTGTTAGCACAAGAACAAGCTATAGCACAGCAGCAACTACAACGTGAGCTACAGTCTAGACAGGCTGCATTAGGCGAACGTGGTACGTTATTGTCTCAAGGCGCTGCAGCATTACAACCAGCAGTTCAGTTAGGACAGTTTGGTTCTCAAGCAGCACAGCAACAGTTTGCTAACGATTTTGCAAGACAGCAATACCTCACTGGTCTTAAGTCTCAAGGCGTTCAAGGTGAGATCGCTGCTAGAACACAGGCTGGTAACTTAGCTGCTCAAGGTATTCAATCTGCTGCAGGTCTACAGCGTCAAGGGTTACAAGACATGCTATCAAGGCAGTTAGCAGCCACTGCAGCAAGGTCTGGAGCTAACCAGCAACTAACACAGTCTTTGTTCGGAGGAGCTGGTGGTACAGCCTCATCAGGTGGTAGTAGTCTGTTTGGTTCTCTCCTAAGTAGTATGTTTAAACCTAGTGATATTGTACCTGGGTTGAATATGACATACGCTGACGCATTATCTAAAGGCTTGATTGCACCATAAGGAACAACAATGGCACAGCAACAAATGAGTTTATTCGGTCCTAGCTTGGCACAGGCTCAGGCTGGACTGATGCAAGAAGATGAAGCTATCACTTCAAAGCTTGCTCAGTTAACACCTGAGCAGCAGCTAACACGAGTAGCTCTACAGGGTGGGAGACAGGCTGGCAGAGCCTTAGGTGGATTGTTCGGTATCGAAGATCCTAGGCTTAAAGAGGCTGCACAGCAAGAAGCTATCTTCAAAGAACTAAAGGATAGTGGAGTAGACTTTAAAGACCCTGAGAAGCTCTACAGTGCTCTCAGTGATGCTTATCAAGCTAGAGGTATGGTTGACAAAGCTATCGTCACTGCTGCAAAGCTTGAGGATATTAAAGCTACGAAGCTGAAGTCTGAAGCAGAGATTGGTCTTAAAGGTGCTCAGACAACTAAAGCATTGGCTGAAGCAGCTAAAGCACAAAGAGAACAGATTAGCTCTCCTTTTGGTAAAGTTGATCCTGATAAGTTTACTCCAGAAAGTCTTAATAAATTTCAACAAACAGGAAACTATCAAGACTTAGTTCCTGTTGATCCGACAAAGTACACAGATCCTTATATGTCAACAGGAGCTGATGGTAAACCTATTCTTGTTCAAAGAAACTTAAAAACCAATCAAGTTGAACCTGTAGATAAAGCTTCTAGAGTTAGTGTCAGCGCTACCGCAATGTCTAAACAAGCTGAAGATATTAGTAAGACTAAGGTTAAACGATTAGATGACTTTGAGAATGCAGCAGTAGCTGCTGATTCAGTGATTGAGAATGTAAACGCTATTAGCAGTGTGCTTAACAACGCATTCACTGGCGTAGGTGCTGGTGTGGCTCTTAAGGCAGGACAGATTGCTAATGCTCTTGGAGTACAAGTTACAGGTACAACTGAATCTGAACAATTAAACCAATTGTTAGCTAAGTTGGCTCAAGGACAAGCTAGAACACTTCCTGGTTCTTTGTCAGAAAAGGAATTGATGTTCTTAAGAGAGGCTATCGGTACTGGTGGTATGACAAAGCAAACACTACAGGCTATGCTTCGACGTATGCGTGAAGGGGCTATTGCTGACAAAGAAGCCTATAAAGATGCGTTTAAGTTTCAACAAAGCGGTGGTAATCTCAATGACTACGACTTTGCTGAATCAAGAACAAAAGCTAGGACTACTGCAAAAAGAATATCTGATTTACTAGAAAAAGCAACCCCTGAGCAACGCAGACAACTAGGATACTAATATGGCAACAGGTCTTTCACCAGCAGAATTAGAAGAGCTTAGGGGTCTTCTAGGTACTCAAGGTCAACAAGCACCTCAGCCAACATCAGTCATGGAAGGTGCTACACAACCAGGGAAGACATTTGGTGATATTGCTCTAGAGGCTTTACCTGATGTAGCTGGACTCGCTGGCGGTGTTATTGGAGCAGCTACGACACGTTCTCCAGCAGGTATGACAGCAGGCAGGGCATTGGCTCAGCAGGCTGTTAGAGGTGTTATTGGTTCGGGTGTAGGAGCAGCTACAGGAACAGCTTTAGAGGCTGGTATTAAGTCTGCAATGGGTATGCCACAGCCTTTAACAAAGACAGCAGCAGACATGTTATCTAACTCTGTCACTAACATGGCTTTGGATGCTGCAGGTAACGTTGTCTTTAACATGCTTGGTAAAACTTTCCGTGTTACTAAGGATGCAATGACTAAGGCTGGTGTACTTCCTCCTATGGATGCTTCAGCTCAAGAGTCTAAGAGGGTTGCTCAAGAGTTACTGCAGAAGTATGGTGGTACGTTAACAGAATATCAAATTACTGGGTCTACAGGCGCTAAAGTCAGAGAAGCAGTAGCTCGTAGTGGTTTGTCAGGACAAAGTACATTTGATAAATTAGCTGAAACAAACCTCAATGCTTTAAGACAAGAAAGAGATACGATCTTAGAAAGCGTAGCATCCGATGCTGTACCTGCTTTACAGGCTGGTCAAGGTGTTAGAGATGTTGTACAGTCAGCGAACACAAGATTGTCAGAACTTGTTCAGCCTTTCTATGAACAAGAACTTCCTGCAAGAGGTTTTAACATACCTGTTGACCTTAGTCAAATAAGCTACAAAGCTACTTCTTTACTGAAAGAAGCGGAGAAATTAAGTAAAGTAAAAGACCCTAGTTCTTCTTATGGTACTGAAACTGCAAATGTTTTAAAGGATATTAGTAATATAGCAGACAATGCTTCTTTTGCTCAAGCCCATTTCTTACGATCAATATATAATGATCGTATACGTGATCTTAAAGCAGAAGTTGGTAAAAGTAGCCCAACAGTAGCGAAATTAACGGAAGCGTCAAACGCTATTACTGATGCTATGGATAAAGCAGCTCGACAAATGGATCCTGATTTGTTAGCTCGTTATAAAGCAACACAGCAGTTCTACAGAGAATCTTTAGAAAAACTATTTCCTGATACTGTACTTAAGATTCTTGTTAAAGAGCCAGAAAGGATTGGTGAAGCAATCTTTAGATCAGGTAATCAATCTGAGATTCTAGCTATTAAGGATGCTTTAGCGCAGGCTAAGAAGATTGATCCTACTTTAGATAGCACTGCTTTACAACAAGCTCTTAACAGAGGTTATGTAGAGTCTTTCTTAGGCGAACAAGGAGCTGAGAATACACTTAAGGAGTTTGTTTCTATAAATGATAAACTCAGAAAAGACCCTAACTTTAGACGTACTTTTAAAGAAGCTCTAAGCCCTGAAGCACAGAACAGTATCAAAGCACTTAGTTCTACAGCAAACATTAGTTCTAAAACACCAGGATCAGGGTTGTCTTTGTTTGTTGCAGGTAAACAAGCTGATGCAGTATCTTCATTTGCAGCTCTTGCAGGCACTGGCGTTGCCTTTGCTCAAGATCCTTTACTAGGTGCTGCTGTTGGTGCTGGTGTTCTTATCACTCCAAAGATCTTAGCAAAGATTGCTACCAACCCTAAAGCAGCTAGTCAGTTAGCTGGTGTTGAGAAAGAGATTAGTAAGGCTGGTATGACAGGTGCTGCGGCAGCTAAACTACTAAAGATATACAATGATGCTAAGGTAACTACGTCTGACTTTGGTGAAGCACAGCCTGCAACACAGGATCAACCACCTCAGGGATTATCTCCTCAAGAGATGGAAGAGATGCAGAGGATTCTTAATCCTCAACCAGTTAGACCACAACCACAGAAACAGTCTAGCCTTGTTCGTGATGTCATGGGAGATTTCATGAATGTTTGAACTCATTGGTGCTCTTATCGGTGGTGTATTCAGGTTAGCCCCTGAAGTACTGAAGATCTTAGATCGTAAGTTTGAAAGAGAACATGAGCTAAAGAAGTTAGACGTTGAAGTATCTATTGCTAAGATGCAAGCAGAGTTTGCTCTACAGCAGGGGCATCAGCGTCTACAAGAGCATGAATTAGATGCTATCGGCGAAGCATTCAAACAACAAGCAGAGTCTGATGGTAAAGCTTGGAAGTGGGTAGCATCGCTGTCAGCACTAGTTAGACCTGCAGTGACCTACTGGTTTGTAGGTTTTTATTCCATCGTCAAAGCTGCTGGACTTTACCTAGCTTTCCTTCAGAATGGTTCATGGACATCAGTGCTTATGTCAGGATGGACAGACTTTGATGAAGGTATGCTGTCTTTGATCCTTACGTTTTGGTATGTTGGGCGCGTATGGGAATCAAAGAAGTAATCTCAATCGCTGAACCATTGATTAAGAGATTCGAAGGATGGAGAAGTAAACCTTATCTCTGTAGTGCTAACGTACC